CGGATGGTTTCCCGTTTGAAACGACCATCAAGACAGAGACATTCGGCAAAGGTAGAACCAAATACGTGTTTACATGAGAAGAGTTGAAGGAAGTTCCGGGGTTTCGCTGATGGAATGCACGAACCCGGTTAAAGACAAATGGCGCATCCGATGGGATGTGCAGGAAAAAGAGAACGGCTCTGCCTCCTACATGGAAGAGGAGTTCGGGCATAAGCCTACTGATGAGGAAATCCACACATTGGTTATGTCCTGGTATAACAGCCAGACTGATGCGGCTATCCTATCCGGATTCGCCTATAATGGTGCCCATGTATGGCTTTCTGTGGAGAACCAGTACAACTATAAGGCAGCATACGATTTGGCCGTTCAGACGGGCGGAGAAACCCTGCCAGTGACGTTTAAGTTCGGTTCGGATGAACAACCGGAATACCATACTTTTACTCAGTTAGAAGAACTGAAAGATTTCTATACAAAAGCAGTAGGATTCATTCAGACAGTTCTGGCTGAAGGCTGGGAAAAAAAGGACAAGTTCAATTTGGAATTATATCGGATTGAGTGATTGACAATCCCTTCGGGGGAGGGATAAAAAAAGCCCCCGGCCTGTTAATATAGACGCCAATCATTTATTAACACAAAACGCCACGAGAGTGCGCGACCGGGGGCAATGCCCTCTGCCGCACTCTCGTGGCGTTTTTACGCATTAAATAAATGATTGGCATTGCAAAAGTACAAAAATGATTGGATATGACATTGTTTGAAGCACTTAAATTTAACAGAGAACCGCTTGAAATGCTTATAAGTTTGGGCGGCAAGCAGGATGACCTTCGATTCATAGACTTATATACGGAGTATGAGGTCATGAAAAAACAAGGTGAAAAGACCACTTATGCAGTGGCGTTTTTGGCAAATAAATATTCGGTAAGCGAACGTAAGGTGTATGATGTTATCAAACGGTTTGGAAAGCACTGCACGCTCGGTGCAGTGTGATTGATGTGCCGGGGATGCCTTGTGTTGTCCGGTAGAGCTACCTTTGTACAACCAAAAATAAAGCTCATGAATAAGTATTACCAGACATTAGACAAGATACTCCAAACGGGCAAAATCCAGACCAATAGGAAAGGGCGTATCAAGTATCTATTAAACGAAAGGCTCATGCTAACCCCCGCTGATTTACTTGACATATTTGAAAGCCACGGGATAGCCAGGAAAAAGCTGAAAGAGGAATTGAAACTGTTTATGCAAGGAGTCCGGGATGTGGAAAAATACAAAGAGGCAGGGATTACCTGGTGGGATTATTGCGGCCATACCCTTGTAAACAGCTATCCAACTTACTTTGAAAAGCTTCCACCCCTCATAACCAGGATTAACCGGGAAAAGCGCAACAGCAAGAATTATGTCCTGTTTCTTGGAGAAACCGGGGTGGAAAGCAACCAGGCACCCTGCCTGAGTCTTGTGCAGTTCCAAATTGATGAGGGAGAATTGGTGCTATCTGCATATCAGCGTAGTTCTGATGCGAACCTTGGGCTTCCGGCTGATATTTATCATCTTTATCTGATGGCAAGGCAGGTGGAGCTTCCCCTGAAGTCCATAACCCTTGACCTTGGAAATGTGCATATATATGAAAATAACATTGACCGGACTCTGGAACTGTTATCCGGAGTTGAAAACATTAAATTTGACTTGAACGTATGAAGAATATGAATTTATCTGCACCACTGCCATTTGTAGGCCAAAAAAGAATGTTTGCTAAAGAGTTTATTAAAGTTTTGGAACAGTTCCCTGAAGATACCGTGTTTGTGGACTTGTTTGGCGGTTCCGGACTTCTTTCGCATATAGCCAAAAGAAGCAAGCCCGATGCTACTGTTGTCTACAATGACTTCGACAACTACCGGTTCAGACTGAAAAATATCCCACAGACAAATAAACTGCTTGCCGATATTAGGGAGCTGGTGGGTAATTCGATACCCAAACATAAACCAATTAAAGGGGAACTTAGAGAACGCATTTTTAAACGTATCGAGGAAGAAGAACTAAATGTTGGGTACGTGGATTTTATAACCTTATCATCCTCACTTATGTTCTCCATGAAGTATAAATTGTCTGTAGCCGAAATGCGCAAGGAAGTCCTTTATAACAACATTCGCAAGACCGGTTATCCGGAGTCTTCTGACTACTTAAAAGGGCTTGAAATTGTATCATGCGACTACAAAGCAGTATTCAACCAATATAAGGATGTTCCCGGAGTCGTCTTTTTAATTGATCCGCCTTATCTTTCCACTGATGTTGGTACGTACAATATGTATTGGCGCTTGTCTGATTATTTGGATGTTTTAAAGATACTCGAAAAGCATTCCTTCGTTTATTTCACATCCAATAAATCCTCCATACTTGAACTGTGTGAATGGATTGGAGCAAACAAAACCATTGGCAATCCTTTTGAGGGTTGTACAAAAAAGGAATTCAATGCCCACATGAATTATTCTGCCGAATATACAGACATGATGCTGTATAAGAAACAGGAAAAATTAGTTCATAAAACAGCTGCTTAGCACTGAACAAAGATACAATTTTTCAAGTAGAAGGCCAAACTTTTGAGCCTTATTTTAATGCCGTTATAAAGCCATTTTTTATGAAATTATAAAGCCGAAACAGAGGTCATTACAAAACTTTTGTTTCGGCTTTTTGAGTGTTGCGCGCTTTCCTTTTTTGAACGCTTCGTTTTGTCCTTTTCCCTGAAAATCGAACGCTTCGTTTCGGATTCTGCGGAAATTTGGATTTGCGGATTATAGGTATTGCCCTAAATATTGTCCATATTGCCCATATAAATAATCTCCGACATTTCTTATGAACTTATAGAGCTGTTGGTATCTTTTTTCTATACAAATCCTATTACAGATTGATGCAACAATTATACGATACATTTCATGAATTTTGCTTGACATTATTATGCCTTTTATTTCGTATATAGTATCGTAATAATATTTGGGATCCCTACTTTTTAATAATACATTTAATTCTGTAGTTGAATGAACTCCAAACTTAGTATAAATCTCCAGAAATGCTTGCTCGTCTAACTTACTGACTTGTGTTAATTCTGATGGAAATTTTTCTCCATCTTTTATAAAATGATATATTACATAAGCATAGAATAATGAACGCGCTTCATGTGCGTATGCTTTGAATGCTTCAATTCCTGTTTTCTCAATTTGGTGTTCAGTATATTTGTTGGTGTCGACTTGATGCTGATATAATCCCAACAAATTATAAAATGTTGACCTTTCATTATCAATTTGTCTATTTATTTGTGAGTCTTTTATTGTATAAAGTACTCCAATGAAAGCAAGTAATCCTGTAATTGAACCTAAATAACTGCCGAAATCAGCAAAATCATTATGATTATAGGACAGTCCGTGATGAAATCTATATACATATACTAATATTAATATTAGAGTAAATATGGCTGTTGCAATTAATGCGTATTTGATTATATCTATTTGCGGTCTTTTCATTTTATTTGATTTTATATTTTATACAGCTACAAATGTAGTGTATTCTATTTTGAAGTTAATGTTTTTTTGAGTTTTTTACTAACAATATGTTGAATTTGGATATACGAGAGTTTGATATATCCTTTATTTTTTTGTGATGATGAGAAGAATGATTGTAACCGGCAGTGAGGGGTTTATAGGAAAAGCCCTTTGCCGCGAATTGACAAAAAGAGGTGTTGAAGTCATAGGACTTGATCGAAAGTCTGGTACTGAAGCCACAAAAGTATGTGAGCTCCTGAAAAATGGGGGTATTGATTGTGTGTTCCATTTGGCAGCGCAAACTAGTGTGTTTAATGGAAACCTGGAACAGATCAGGAAGGATAACATTGATACTTTCATGCGAGTAGCTGATGCTTGCAATCAAAATCATGTGAAGTTAATATATGCCAGTTCGTCAACGGCTAATCCGGAGAATACCACTTCTATGTATGGAATAAGCAAGTATTTCGATGAACAGTATGCATCTATCTATTGTAAGGCTGCGACCGGGTGCCGGCTGCATAATGTATATGGACCTAATCCGCGAAAAAGAACTCTTCTCTGGTTCCTGATGGAAAAGGAAAACGTGTCATTATACAACTGTGGTCAGAATATCCGGTGCTTCACTTACATAGATGATGTCATTGAGGGGCTTATCTATTCGGTGGGTTGTAACCGGCAACTTATCAATATTTGTAACGTCCAACCTGTGACTACTATGTATTTTGCTTCTTTAGTAAGATACTACAAACCGCTTGAAATTGAGCTAATTAATGAAAAACGGGATTTTGACAATTTAGAGCAGTCGGTGAACCGGGATATCTATTTAGTACCTTTGTCTTACACATCTGTCGAGGACGGAGTAAAGAAGATCTTTGATGAAAGGAAAGGGAAAGATATGTCGTATTGATGACTGGGATAAGCCGGAAGCGGTGAAATATAAGAGCTGGTCTCATCAGGAACGGTTATGTGATCTGAAAGAAAAGGTATCACTTCATAAAAAGGGTGATATCTATTACATCTCCCAGTTCACCCGTTCCAAGACTGGTACCAGCTTTTCAGAAATTAAACAGTCGGAGGAACTTGCATCATTCTTTGCAGAGAGAGCGTGTGAGTTTCTCCACCGCTTCATAGTAGGGGGATATGAAGGATGGTGTATAGTCACCACACCGCGACGGAGACACAACGAGGGCTTTCATTTTTCAACCTCTATCTGTACGAAAATTGCGGGGGCGGTGAAAATACCATTCTATGAGAATGCAATCCAGTGCCTAACTAAAGATAGATTGAATCCAGAATTCTTTCTTCTTCGTCCGATAAAGGAAAAGAAAATAATAGTGTATGATGACATATTAACAACTGGCAGCACACTGCTTGCCACCTATGAGCTTTTAAAGGATAGAGAGCAGCTTCTTTTTCTCGTAGGAATAAATAACAAATGATATGGGAAAGCAAGAGAAACCATTAACATTCAAGCAAGAGAAATTCTGTAAATACTACGTTGATACAGAAGGTAATGCTAGTGAAGCATATAGGATGTCTTATGATGCGTCAAAGATGAAACCTGAAACGATTTGGAGTGCTGCTAGCAGATTGTTAGCCAATAGCAAGGTTAGTGCAAGGATAAGTGAGATTAAGCAACAGAGGGCGAAAGAGACTGAAGTAGAGAGGAAAACGGTCGAGAAGGTATTAATGGATATTGTACTCGCTGATCCCGATGATTTACATTATGTAGACCCTGTTACCGGGAAAACAAAGATGAGAAGTCCGTCCCAACTTCCAAAGCGCGCCCGTAATGCGTTGAAGAAGATTCAGAATAATAGAGGAGTGGTTAATTATGAGTTCAACGGCAAGACAGAAGCCGCCCGGATTCTTGGTGCCTGGAATGGATGGGAAGCCGATAAGAATGTCAACATCAAAGGTGGAGACGGAAATAAAGTCGGTGAACTTCGTATCGGATTTGAAGATAATGAGAATTCGGAAGAATAGAACAATTTGAACTGCAAAATCCGGTATTCATCCTACGGAGAAACCTTACTTTTAGAACAATATGGTTATAAATTATAAGAAGCTAAATCCTAACGGATTCTATCTATTGAAGTACTTGAATGATGAGACTATCCGTTTTATCATTCTCTATGGAGGTTCATCTTCCGGTAAATCGTATAGTGTGGCACAAACCATACTGATACAGACATTACAGGATGGTGAAAACACTCTTGTTATGCGTAAGGTAGGAGCTTCTATTCTCAAAACCATTTATGAAGATTATAAAGTCGCTGCGGCCGGTCTTGGCATCTCCCATTTGTTCAAGTTCCAACAGAATACTATTAAGTGTCTGGTTAATGGTGCGAAGATAGATTTCTCCGGTCTTGATGATCCGGAAAAGATAAAAGGTATCTCCAATTATAAGCGTGTTCAGTTAGAGGAATGGTCAGAGTTCGAGCATCCGGATTTCAAGCAGTTACGTAAGCGTCTCCGTGGTAAGAAAGGGCAGCAGATTATTTGTACTTTCAACCCGATTAGTGAAAGCCATTGGATAAAGAAAGAGTTCATCGACAAAGATAAATGGCATGATGTACCGATGACTGTTACCATTGCCGACAAAGAGTTGCCGAAAGAACTAACCAAGGTTAAATCCGTAAAAAAGAATGCACCCAGGCAAATACTTAATCTTCGTACTAAGCAAATCGAGGAACAGGCACCTAATACAGTTATTATCCAATCTACCTATTTGAATAATTTTTGGGTTGTCGGTAGTCCTGACGGTACGTATGGTTTCTATGATGAGCAATGTGTTGCCGATTTTGAGTATGATAGAGTTCACGACCCGGACTATTACAATGTGTACGCATTGGGAGAATGGGGTGTCATTCGTACCGGTAGCGAGTTCTTCGGTTCTTTCAATCGTGGCAAACATTCCGGTGAGCATAAGTATGTTCCGGACTTACCTATTCATATCTCTGTCGATAACAACGT